ATCGGATCTTGGATCCAGCCATGGGTTATCTTGACTACCCCCTCCTTTTGGTGGCAGTAGCTGGAGATGACAGTATAGCAAGATATCGATACGATAAAACTGATGTTGTGGTAGAAGGTGACTTCTCCCAGTATGATCAGTCGCAAGATGAAGGTCCTCTATACAAAGCTACAGCTGTATGGATGAAAATTTTGAAGGTCCCACAAGACGTTCAAGATCTGTGGAAATTGGCTATGTCACAGCCTTACTCTGTAAAAATGAAAAAGATTTTTAGAGCTAAGGGGAATGCCCCGGTTCAACTGCCCACGGGATTAACACTAACTACTTGTCTTAATTCCATGAACAATATATTGATGTTCTGCTCATGGCTTCTTGATATACAAGCAATTGCATATACAGAAGGCACATATGAATGCAGACCTTTATCAACAGATGTACCAAACAATCACGACTTCGAAAGAACTGTTGTGAAAAGTCAAGGTACCGGATATGCACCTTCCGTGTTTCTGAATTTAGGAAACGTGGATGTGGTTTCAGTCCTTCCAAAATCGGCTCGCAGTCTTGGATTTACTCTCAAGTGTAAGGCTTGGAATCCAGGAATGTTTCAACAAGCGACCTTTTTAAAAGGATGGTGGATATTAAGTGATCAAGGCGATACATTGTTCAGGTGGATGCCCCTACCGTCCGCCGTAGTCAAACTCGGCAAGATCCTCCGAGATCCCAAAACTCTCATTCCAAAAGCAGAAAATGCTTATGAAGCTTGTGCTTATATGATTGGTAATTCTTACAACTACGTTCCATATGATTATCCAATCTTAGGTCGCTTCCTCCAAGTATTTAATCGATTCCAACATAGTGAAAGCTGTGTCGCAAAGATGTTTTTGACTGAAAGTTATCAAAAACCAAAATCATTGAAATCTTATTACGACGAAGATATAAATCTGGATGATGCAACTCATCAAATAATGTTACGATATGAAATAACACAATCAGAAATCCAACAAATCCATACTCTTTTAGAGTTGGTGACTTCTCTTCCTTCATATATCGAACATCCAGTATTTTCGATCCTGCAAAGGATTGATTATGGTTAAATGACTCCTCCTCTCCGGCAACCTTTTAATGGGCTTAACGACCCCACCGTGGTGAGTTCTGTTGCCATCCTGCAGGCAACAGTAGGGGAAAGCAATTTCACAATGTCCTCCAGAGTAAATTCTGGTCAAAAACTCCTTGAACGGTTAGTTGGTTCAAGAGTAATAAGCCCCTCTGGGGCAGCTTGGGCTACCATAGCCGCTGATCCTTTTCACGATCTAGAACTTCCAGATTTGTGTGGCTACCCTGACACACAAGTCGGCAGCTCAGTCGTTCTTCGCGTTCCCAGCCAAATGACTCTTTCTGCACCACCTGGTACAGTTGGTCCTTGGCGTTTTAGTCTGTGTACTTATCCATGGACTATGGGAGACACGGCCTCTGGACCGTTAGTAACTGGTTACACATTATTTGGTAACTATTTAGCTTATCCACCAGTCCCTGTCTATCAAAGCGCTTCCCTTCCCCCTGTCTCGATCTACGCCTCAACTGGAGACGTTAATGATCTTGGTCCTTTTGAAGTTGGAACAGTTGGAAACGTTCCTGTAACTGGATTAGGACTTCAAGATTCCTATGCTAAAGGAGTATCGAGAGTAATAGGTTGGGG